TCTCATGGACCGATTCTGACCAACCATCCAGATCCCAATCAAACGGATTGAACTTGCTGTTCAAGAACTCCGCACCCGTCACCACACCCATCATGCACTGGCGCTGGAATCGCAACGACGCCTCCAGGTTCTTGGCATCCACCAGACGATCAAACTCCTGCTGAATCTCCTCCAAAGCATTGTCCATCGTGAACCGCTTGGTCAGAGTATATCCCTTTGATTCCAAACGATTCAGCTTGTTAATCAGCTCCATCTTCTTCTTTTTCTCCTCATCCGGGCTCATTCGGTTTGCCGAGGCCAACTGAATGGACGGGCCCGATGCCGTCTGCTCATTCGAAAAGCCACCTGTTTCCCGACTGATGAATACATCTGGGAGAGGATTCTCCCCCTTTGATTCCGGAATATCAAATGATATGGACTCCATGGGCTCCAATGAACCAATACCGATGTCATCAATTTTCTGAAAGGTGGGTGCCTGAGAGGCCGGACGAGACGGGCGATTCGACAACAAACCAATCCCCAAATCATCTCCTAGATCCTCTCCCCCCAACTCAATGACATTTCCAATATTGGAACTAATTTGAATATCCGATGAGCCCATGTTTTCTACGAAATTTTGCATATCGGAGAGGGATACGCTGCTCATATTCTTTCCTTATGACGTCTTTTTTAAGCACGATGATAGACGCACTTGCTGATAAGGAATCCTAGAAGCGCACCCGTTGCAATTTGTGGAATCGTGTGGCAGTGCTTGGCATATCTCGCATACATGACTGCAAGGGCATACATGACAAGCAGCGAACGAATCCAGGGACTCTTCGTTTGAGAGTAATAAAAGGAAGCAAAGAACACTACCTGCGAGGAATGACCCGACGGCATACCGGGTCGACCCTCTTGATTTCCATCATTGCACCATAAATTACAATCTGTGGCACCCTTTGGTCTAGGACTAGCCGTTTTGATGATATAATGTTTGATGAATTCTCCGATCCCTAGTGTTGCAACGAGTCCTATGAATCCAAGAAGCTGATGAAGGTCATATGTCATAAAATATAGGATGAAGGGAACCGCGTACATTCCCCCCGCGGAAATTGAAATCAAATCCCATATCATTTCTTTATCCGCAGAAATCAATCTTCTGGTTGAATACATGTTATACAATGCATAAGTAAGAATAAAAATAATAATACGATCATACATATTGCTACGACATCACGTGGATCGATGTTCATTCTATCCGAAGCCAACCAATAATTCTAAGACAATGAATGCCATTTTGTTCCGCACCTTGAGCGATAATCGATCCTTTATTTATGGCATCTCTACGCTGATTTTTCTATTTCCATATGATCCACCGCCATGCATAACGCATCCGCCATATCTGATTTCTTCTTGGCCTTCTTCCATTCGTCATACCACGTGGATGCTGCAAGAACACCTGTATCAAATAATTCCACCAATCGTGCCTCAGATTTGTTCTTACGCTCCGCATATCCAGCATCACCCTTCTCGGCATCCTGCACTTTCTTCTTAGCATGCACGAAATGATAGGATGGAGTCTCTCCGTGTTGTAGGAACTGTTCTCGCAGACAGGCAAATAGTAGAACTTGGACGGATTTCATATGCGGATTCTTGAATGCTGGCTGATTTTCCAGCAGAACATGGGTGCATCCTGACATTTGTGTCCACGAATCCTGTACAAACTGGCGAAGTGCGTCGTGAATGATCTCTAGAGAAACGTGGGACGCATTCGCTTGTTTAGGTTGCTCAAAGGGAAAGGCGAATTTCTTTGCAAGAGCCTCCAGACATTTCTCCTTTGTCTTTCCATCCGTTGCACATTCATGTGTCTTTACCAGTTCTTTCAAAACGGAATGTACAGGGAGTTTCTTTTTATCCAATTCAGGCAAGATCGTATGTGTCTTGGGAATATGACGTTTGCAGTGGACTTCGTCTAGAACGCGATAGGATGCCTTCAGTTTACAATTGGAACATGACACGGGTTCGACAGGTGGCAACAGATTGACATTCTGTAGATCGAGGACCACATTCCCTTTCAAAATACAAAAAGCGAGATTTTTAATTCCAATGTCAAACGCCAGTACCTTTCGGTCAAACGCTAATACTTTTCGATCCGACATTCTAATCATACACGAAGAGATCAGTTTAGATTCGCACCACGGAGTAGATGGACGAAGCAGACATATTAGAGCAGATCCAACGAGATGTTCTTTCCTTAAAGGACAGCATGCAAATACTGAATGAAATGGTGACCGAACAACAACCCTCTCTCGATACGATGGAAGAGATTATTCTGAACTCGAAACAAGATGTTAACGTCGCTGCGAAAACAATCGTCACTGCCCAAACGTACCAGAATTCCTGGTATTATTATACGGCGGGATTGGTGATGAGTGTGGGAACAACCGTTGCTTTGCTGCTTTTATTATGATTTTCCGAGACAATCACATGGATCGGAAAAAGTGGACCTGGTGAGGATTGAACTCACGACCTTTCGCTCATAAGACGAACATTCTGCCGCTGAATTACAGGTCCTTTGAGGGATTTCTCCCTACGATGATTTATCGAATTAGTCTTTAAGTTTAGAACTGTCCACGCTTCGAATTGCGACCGCCCTCCTCGCGTGTTGTCATTGAAATGTTCTTGCGATTGTTCTGAATTTCCGAAATGGATGGTGCATAGGTAAATGTTCCAAACAGATCAGGCGACTCTGCATTCGCACGCTCCACACCCAAACCTCCCTTCCAATATGTCGGGTTTACTTCAGAATAGAACGGGGTCGAACGAACAATCGCCGCCGGTGGCGGAACCGTGTTTGCCATAGGGAGGGATGCACCGGACCATTCTACCTGACGCTTACGAGCCTCATGCATTAGTTCCTCTGCATGATTGATCATCCATTTCTTAGTTTGAAACTGTTGTCCTACGCGAATGTTCTTCGAGCACTGAGGGCGATAATCGGTTACCAAACGACCATCGTTAAGCGCCGCGGCGCGGGCGGGATAACGGCTGTCTCTTGCTGGAAAGATGTTCTTAGTCGATGGTATTGCTGCTTGATGTGCTCCACGATACTCTGAACCCAATGAAGGAGAGCTAAATAGATTTGGAGAAGTGTTTCTTGTAAATCCGTTATCCATCTATCGTTACTACTTGTTTTGGGAATGAATTCAGGCCGATTCATCGCTAACGGATGCACTGCTTTCTAGAAATGAATTTGTACCCACCGCGGAAATCGAGCCGGGTTTCACCTGGCTGCGATCCGATGTCTTAAGAGCCTCGATCAGAGGACCCTTCTTGGTAAGACCCATAATTCCACGTGATTTCGCAAGTGCCTGGAGCTCCTTCAAAGACATGGAATCGTACGCCTTTTGATCCGATGCCTTGGGACTTGAAGAGACTTCCTCAATCGCCTCCGATACTGCCGCCTGATACTCTGCCGCCTCATTCAGTTTATCCTCCAAATCACCATCGACGTCAATCACGGTATCATCAGTCTCCTCCAAGGGCTTCTCCTCCTCGAATGGAACATAGGCATCCTCCGTAGAGGCATGAGAGCTGCTTGTTGAGTTGTTGGGTGTTATGCTTCCACTCGCTGAGTCGTCTGCCGGTAGTTCTGTATAGGATTTAATTTCCCCGCTCATCTTGATATCCAGCAAGATCGACTCGAGCAAGCTGATTTTCTGTTCAGACTGCTGGATACACGTGTACAAATAGAGAGCGATCGATCCGAACAAGAGAACCAGGACGAGACCAATCGTAAGCGTATCATTCAGGTACGTCATTCTGGTGGTTCATAGAGATTTTCAATTTCAATTTAGGCGCGCGAAACGATCAATCCATTCTTTTTCAACAACGTATCAACGCTGCTTACCCTACAAATACCCGTTTCAAGCCGGTACTGGAACTCAATATCACCCTTCTCATCGATCGTCGCTGGACAACACATCCTCTGAATCTCCTGGGGAGCCTTCTCCACCCACTCGAAAATGTGCGTACTAATGACACTGATCGTCTTCGTTTTCTTCCAGAGTTCATTACAATAAATCTCACAGCTGCGTAAGGCATCAGGTGGATTGGTCGAATGATAGAGTTCATCAATCAATACCAGAATTGGACCCTGGCGTTTTAATGTCGATGCTGTAAATTCAATCTCACGCTCAAACCGTGATTTGGATCCTGGTAGATCATCTGGTTTCAAACAGACGAACATGGTTTCAAACGGAGTTAAAGTAAGATGACCAAAGGAACAACCATATGTATGAGCCAGTAAGGCACTAGTTGATAGGGCTCGTAGGACAGTCGATTTTCCGCCCTTATTCGGACCCGTTAACAACGCATGGCGATTACTATCCAGACGAACCGATAGAGTCTTTCGATCGCTTTGAGGAACCTGAAAGTCAAATGTATCCTTTGCACGAAAGACGGGGGTTTCAGATCTCACCCAATGAACTGGAACAACATCCTTCTGATTCGTAAGACGCATGATAACCTCCAAGGAACCCACGTAGCGAAGAGCCATTTTAAAATACGTTGACTCCAACAGAATTCTAGCCGTTGCATCGCGTTCATTTGAACATTCGGGCAACGGGCAATTGAAAAATGTAAATCCGTGTGCTTTCAAAAGATTCGATAAGGCCTGATAGCATTCGCGGAAACGAAGTACCCTGTTTCCATGCTCTTGGATAATCGAATCAATGGAGTTCAAATGATGATACGTCCAGTATGGTTGAATGATTCCTTGGACAAAGGTGATCATCATCAGACCCACTTGTTTGATGGATTGAAAGATCCCACCTCCCTTTTCAGAAGGGACTTCCTTGATGGCATCTGGATTCATCATCGCCTGAAAATTTCCTGAAACCATCGATTGCAACATTGCCATATAATTTTGGAATGTTATCGGAATGTGAAAGATAAACGTCAGAATAAAATACGGTGCCAGTAATGTTAAAAATGGAATCAAGAGTGAAAGACCTGGTAGGATATAGACCCGTAAGGCAGACCAGATGGTAAGGAAGAAAGGGACAAAGTTCAAAGGTTGAAGGATAGGTTTAAAGAACAGAATCTCCCCATAGGATTCTTTCTCTAGTTCCGATTCTGGATGCAATAGCCCGTTCCATTTTTCTTCGATGCTTGCGATTTCCTTGAATTGTTTCTCACAGGCTCCAAAAAAGGTTGGATCACGCTGATAGGCCGCTTGAAATCGCCGTGCTTTCTCTCGTAATTGCATTAACTGAGTTGGGTCCGTTATCCAATTAGAAAGCTGTGTTTTAAGACTGGACCGTGAAGCCTGAGTTGTTAGTCCGAGCCAATTGGAGAACGCATCGATATCGATTGTTGCTTCCACAGAACTCATCTGAATGATTCCTCGCGATTTTAAACGGAAATCCAAACACAAGCTAAAATTTGAATCATAGTCAAGCTTAAACAGAAACTAATCTATCCTACTATGTCTTCCTTGACCCAAGACATTCAAACTGTGTATTCGCTGCGGAAGAGCATCCGGGATCCAAGCGTTCCTGCTGCCGTGCTGGCATCGATTGAAACCATTCATCGTTCGGTTCGAACATCGGATCATAATGGATGGAAAACGGTAGATTGGCGTGGATCTTCTCATTCACACCGTGCACCCTCCAAGCCCGCCTCCAATCGCCCGCCTCATCACGCGTTCGGCAATCGCTCCTCGGCTTCCGATGAGACCGTCGCCGCATCGACTTCTACCGATAACCGTCGTACTGCATGGAATGAAACAAGCGATGGATTTCGCACTCCTCACCAGAAATACGTAAGCAAATTCAAAAAAACATCCGAAAAGGTTGAAGATACCATTCTGAACACCATTCTTCTCGGAAAACTCAATAAATTCAGTCATTCCAATTACAATGAGATCAAAGAATTCATCACCACGATCATCGACAGTGGCCAAACTGACATGATGAAGTGTTTTATGAAAATCGTCTTTGAGAAGGCAGCAAGTGAGGAGATCTTCTGCCCTCTTTATGCAAAACTGCTAAGTGAGCTTAGTACGTTATACCCGGTGCTCTTGACCGAAATGGCGAACCTTTACACCCAATACATGGAGATCTTTGATGAAGTTGCAGAGGATCAAACGGAGACATATAACGAAATGTGCAAACGCAACGTGGAGAAAAAGTATCGTCGCGGATATTCCCAATTCTTGGCGGAACTGATCAAGAATAATGTTATGGATACTGATACCTTTCTCAAGATTCTTAGCAAGATTATTGGACAAGTAGAAGCAAATACGGCGATTCCTGAATCCACCAAACTCATCGAAGAATTTGCGGATTGTCTCATGCGGATCATGAAGGCCATTCGTGTGGATCCATTGAAGCAAGATGAGAATGATGCGATTGGATTAATTCGTTTGACCCTTAAGGGTGAGATCATGGCTCGTATTCAGCCTCTGTCGGTGCGTCAACCTGAGATGCTGGGTCTATCCAATAAAGCTCGATTCACATTTCTGGACATGTACGAAAGCATTCAACGATTCTAACGACCGATTTAAAATAGAAACATATACTAGAAATGCGTAGATCAAGAAATGGTACGGTATTGATTCCGAAGACACTCAAGGCGGCAAAGAATGCGGGACGTTTCACCAAACGCCGTGTTCGATTTTTGTTTAAGAAGGCGAAGCGTACTGCCAAAAGGGGGGTTCGCACCTTGAATCGCACGGCGTCTCGTTTGATCCGCCGTCTGACTCACCGCCGCTAATCATAAAAATTTGATTGTTTGTTACAGATATGATGTAGGCGCAATTACGCACGTACATCATGGCTAAAAACAACCTTCTAAATAGAATGGGGCGAACAGATAAATCCAAGAAAGACCGTCGCGTGCGAAAGCATGGCGGTCATGATGAAGACAGCGACAGCAGCGTAGACAGTCGTGGAAACATTCGCGATCTCATCGATTATGACTCAGAAGAGGAAGACGATGACTATGTTCCTCGTCGACGACCGGTTCGCAGGGCCGCTATCCTTGCAAATAAGAGAATTGATAAGGAGCTCGCTCGTGAGAAGAGGAAGGCCGATAAGGAGAGCAGGAAGAAGAATACGGTCCACTATCCAGAGGTTCGTAGAAAGCCGAAAGTAGAACCTCGTCGTCGCGTCGTAGAGAGTGAAACAGAGGAAGAAACCGAGGAGTCTGAAGAGCAAGAGGAGCAAGAGGAAGAAGACGAGGAAGAGGATTTGGAGGACACGGAGGAACAAGACGAGGAAGAAGAGGAGGACGAAGAAATGGAGGAACCAGAAGACGAGGAGGAAGAAGAGGAAATGGACGACGATGAAGCCACTCGAGGTCTCTTCACCTACATTCTCAAGATGGGAGGCGGACAACAAGATGCCATGGTCCCTAAAAAATTCAATATGAAGAAAGAATCGGCTGGCGTCAAGAAATTCGTGGAATTATTGACTACGCCCGTCGAAGAAAACACCATCGATACCCAGATCGAACAATTCAAAAAGCTTTCGGATGAAAAACAAAAAGAACTGATCGTTGCGCTCGAAAATCGCCCCACCGCGAGCGGAAACGGATTCAATCTCATGCTCAACATCCTTACCATGAAGCTCCCCAAAGATATTCAGGCGAACATCCTTGCCAAGTACAATAGTCTTCAATCACTCGAAGCGTCGAGCAACGAATACTTTAAACTTCGAGCATGGCTTGACAAGGTTGTCAGTATCCCCTTTGGAGTCTACAAGGACATCCCTGTCCGCCTGGAAGATGGCTCAGAGAAATGTGCGGCATTCATGGAAACGGCCAAGAAGTGTCTCGATGATGCCGTCTATGGCCAGGACGAATCCAAACTCCAGATCATGCAATTCATTTGCAGCAAGATCGCCAATCCCGATGGACGAGGACTCTGTCTTCTTCTTGCCGGTCCACCAGGTATTGGAAAGACGTCCTTGATCAAGAATGGAATTGCTAAGGCTCTCGGTTGGCCCTTTCAATTCATCTCCTTGGGCGGTGATTCGGATGCGAGTACCTACACAGGTCATCAACTAGTCTACGAATCATCTCACTGCGGTAAGATCGTGAATTCCCTCATTGCCTCCAAGTCGATGAGTACCGTTCTCATGTTTGATGAGGTCGACAAGATCTCCCAGACACCAAAGGGCGAAGAGGTCATGAACTTGCTGATTCATCTGACGGATCCCGTCCAGAACGGAGATTTCGAGGACAAATACCTGTCGGGTGTTCCCATCGATCTGAGCAAGGTTATGTTTGTATTCAGCGCGAATGATATCAATAAGATTGATAAGGTTCTACTGGATCGTATGCTTGTCATCGATCTGAAGGGATATGACTTGAAACAAAAGACGGTCATTGCCGAGCAATACTTGTTGCCGACCGCTCTCAAGGAGGTGAATCTGCACGAAAAAGTCTCGATCTCGAAGGAGATTCTGACGAAGGTCATCGAAGAATACGCCAAAGAAGAAAAGGGTGTGCGTGAACTCAAGAGAAGCATCGAACAAATGACACAGAAAATCAATATGCTTCGCATGTATAATTCCCCTCAACTACCATTTCACATCAAGGACTTTTCCCTCCCCTTCATTGTCAAGAAGGAACATGTTCCACTGTTCATCAAGAAGAAGGAAGAGGAGCAATTGCCCCATGGAATGTATTTATAATCGGCGACGGGATTTATTTTTATTTCGTTTTTGACGTGTTTTACGTAGTTTCTTTTGAGTTTTATGTTTGTTCATTCTACGTTTACGTGTTCCTCCTAGTTTCCATACCCAATTTGGATCAACAACAAACGCATTATTGATTTTCCTCTGATTAGGGTGTTCTGCTGGTTGAACTGGAGGTGCTCGTTGAACTGGAGGTGCTCTTGGAATGAATCTTAGAGGTGGTAATTCAGCTAAAGGAACCGCAGAGGAACTTGCTGCTGCAGCAGGTTGATTCAAATGAACATTTGATAGATTTGCAGAAGCTTGATTTGCCATTTGTTTTAGCTGATTTTGATGAGCGATAGCAACAGCTGGTATCAAAGGTAAAGATACATTTTCTCCAACAAAAAGCTTAACTGCATTATATTCAGGATCGTTTAATGGCATCAATAAACTATAATGATTCATGTTTGTACGTAAAATATGAATACGTGTAGGGTTCGCATTTCGTCCCACATCACAGTCATGCGGATAGCTAATTTGTGCCATATGATATGGAAGATCGTGTGTTTCACGCCAATCATGAATGACAATACATACATTAAAATGATCTGAAAATGCAGCTACATCTACTTCATCTGCCCATGTATTAGTATCTCCTCTCTCTTCGCACTTGCGAATGTTAGCGACATGAGCTTGTAATGCTGCATTCGATACAAAAGATGGTAGATATACATCATTTCTAGTTTGAATGGTTTCTGCGACTGCATCTCGTAATGCTTCGATTGAGACCGACATATCCTCTCTTCCTTTGATATCTGCATATCCTTGTACCGCATAGAAAAAACAATTACCGTCTGCACCTGTTTGAATCTTTACTAATCCAATTTCTTGAAGATAATTTTTAACTTCTTCTTCTCTCTCCTGGATAATACGTTGAATCTCTTGATTTTTTTGAAGTGCAGCACGTACATTTCCTGCTTTTCGTCTCTGTTCTGCCTCCCTTTCTAATTTGTTGTGATTGGCAGCAAGAGCCTTCATCATATTCGCTTCCGATTTATATGGATGATATGGATTCGCCATCCTCTCTACCTTACGATCTCAAAATATATCGAAACAGGTTCGTTCGAAAACCATTAAAGTTCGATCCAGCCGCACACGTATACGCGCCCATATTTTCCGAATAGACCCACTCACCCGTCGCCAGCTCAGGCAACATAACCTCGTCGGAGATCATATCAATGGAATCACATGTCGGACCAAACAGACGGCTTCGAAATTGCTTTTCATTCCGCTCATTGAACGGCAAAATCATCGGATGCTCATGATCAAACATAATGCAATTGAACGAGCCATAAATTCCATCATTCAAGTAATAGACAATGGTCTTTTCATCCTTGTCCATGACGATCTTCTTTCCAATCACATTCATGACCAACGTATGGGTGCGCTGTGCGAAATAACGACCAGGTTCCGCCATGAATTCAATCCCTTTTTCCTCGTGATCAGGGAAAAAGTCCTGGATTCCCTTCTTGATCATATCCGTTATTTGAAGGAATGATACCCCTGGACCATCCACTCCACGAAACCCGCCACCAATGTCCACCATCGTTATCGAAATATCGAGTTGTTTCGCGATATCGACCGCCTCGCGTACCGTCTTCAATGCATCATAATACGTATCCTCTGAGGAACAATTGCTTCCCACATGGAAACTGAACCCCATAACATTCAGTTTCAGCGTCTTGGCAATCACGAGCAGTTCCTGGACCTGCTCCAAACGACATCCGAACTTTTTATTGAACTTGCATACACTCTTGCTGTCATCCACCGCCAAACGCAAAATCAACTTCGCATACGGATGAAACAGCTTCACTTTATAGAGTTCCTCTTCCGAATCAAATGTCATACAATCCACATCATTGGCGCGGGCATAGCGAATCTGGGAAGACATCTTGCACGGATTCGCAAAAATAATCCGCTTTGGATCCTGTGTAATTTCAATCACCGTCTTGATCTCAGCTTCACTCGCACAGTCAAAGTTCACACCAAGAGAGGCCAGAGCTTCCAACATGACAGGATTCGGATTACATTTAATCGCGTAATAGGGGGTGACCATGGGAAGAAGCGTTCTCCACTGATTCACTGCATGCACAA